CTCCACCACCGGTAATTGTTACTGTGATATTGCTGTTGTTGCTGTAGTTCGTGCCAGGGTTGGTCATCACCACACGGCTGATCTGACCGCCTGTAACAATCGCCGTACCCGCAGCATTTGTTCCACCGCCACCCGCAATCGTCACCACAATGTTGGCAGCATTGGTATAACCCGTGCCGCCGTTAGTTACATTGACCGCCACCGTGCCTTTTCTAAACGTCACTAGGCTAGCAATAGCTGTGGCATTAGCGCCGCCACCACCTGAGATAGTTATGGTTGGGGGCGAGGTGTAACCAGAACCGGCTTCTGTCAGCGTGATAAACGAAACCGCATTAGCAGTAACCGTTGCTTGAGCCGTCGCCTGAATGCCACCAGTCTGGTTTGGAGCCGAGATAACGATAGCTGGAGTGCTGGTGTATCCACTTCCACCATTAGTAATTGCTATTGATCCAACAGAACCAATAGACACAAGGTTAGTGCCATCCCAAGAATAAATGCCATTATTAGGATCAGCGATCAGAACAATGTTGTCTTTCCACTGGGTAATACGAATGCCAGCGTTAGAGAATGTGCCAGTTACCGCAAGATTGGCTTTGGTGTCTGTTTCTACGTTGACATACTCTGCCCTACCATCCTGCTGAAACCCGATTACATAATCTAGGTTGTTTAGATTTGAGGATAGTAAGGTGGTAACTGCGTTGCCAAACGTGACTGTTGTATTGCTGTACGTCGGCAGGATTTTAAGGTTGCCGTAACCAATCGGCATGGCATTCTCTAGCCATGCAAATTCTTCCTTATCAATCGCCGTGCGGTTAGCCTTGGTGTTTACACCCTTAAAGTTCTTGACTACTGCATAGCTTTTCTTTTGCTCTGTCGCAGCCATAGTTAGTAAGGATTGCTATAAGGGTCAGGCAAACGCCGAGTAAATGTCGTGTTGAGAACAGAACGGGCTTTGCTGACGTATTGCTGGAAAAAGATTTCAGATTCGCCATAAGACTGTTCTTTGAACTTCGCCGTGTACGCAGCGTAATACGCCACGGGTGTTGTGTACGGATCAACGATTTCGTCTACCTGTGCGCCATTCACCAACGGCACGGGCAGGATCGTTGTATCCAATTCCATCAAGTAAGCCTGGTCAGGAACCGGCGAAACGTAAATTTGGTTTTGACCAAAAATTGAGAATGCCGCTGGTCTACCAATGTAATTCTGCCAATACCGCAACTGAGCATTAAATTGCGTCCATGGCAAATAGGACAACGGGTAGCGGCTATTTCCCCAATAGATGTTGATATTCAAAACATCCAGCGTTAGCAAACTTTTAGGCAAGCTAACGTAAGGAATGATCTCAACATTGCCAGCGTATGTGAACTGCGCTGTACCATTTGCAAAAGGCGTAGTCGGCGGGATTGCGCCGGTCTGTAGTGGGTACGGCGGTGGATCATCACCTGTCGTTCCAGCCGTCGTAACGATATAGGTGAAGATGTTAGAAAAGATCAGATCATTCAGCGCGACTGCGGTATTAGCAGTCCAAGCGACTGGTGTACCCGTATACCCAACTGGGGCTATAGGGGTTTGGGAAACTTGTAGCGTTCGTAAACAGCCCGTATCTCTGGCAACACGCTCCCGCGCTCCGTTGATGTAATCAGTCAGTTCGGAGTCAGAATAGAAGTTCCCGTTAGCATCATGCAGCAGCCTACGGACTTCCGTAATGTAGCCATTAAGCGTTGCCATTTAAGACCCATGTTTAAGCGGCTTGTACGACTTTTCGCTCCCCTCGCCCTTTCGGAACGAGAGGAGTTACTGAGTCATCGCCAGGGGATAAAAAGCGATCCTGTTTCGGCTTGTCTTGGGTAATCTCAAATTTTTCCAACCGCTTGAGAGCGTCCTCAATGTCGTTGGTAGATATGCACAACCCAATTCTCACCATAGCCGGAAGTTTATCTTCCTGCTCATAACCAAATAAGTGACGCGCAACTGCAATGTCTACTTCGACCGCTTCGTTCACAGGGAACTTGTAGGTCTGGAAGGCATATTCGTCGATCAGAGGTTTTTCACTCCGATTGGTCACATAAACAGTTGTCATAGAGTTACGATGTCACCGTATACAGTAATGTCGCAAGTGCCGCCGCTAACTGCCGTGTTCACCTTTACATACAGCGAACCGTCAGAGTACACCGTGGTAGCAGCAGCCGTCGCAAGAGGAATATCTTGCCAAGTGCTAGTGCTAGTCACAGAGGACAGAACAGTCACATTGCTAACTGCGTTTGAAGCATTCCCATCATTGCTGGTGAGAATAACGACGTTTGCAGTAGCAATGCTCTTGTTTGCGTTAGCGACAGTAATCCTGCGAACAATGTAAGAAGTGCCACCCGCCACAGGAATCTGAGCAACAGCGTTACCTGTTGAACCCACATCAACTGTTACCGCTTGAGCAACACCAAAGTTGCCAAAGCTATCAGGGTAGAGCGAACCTACATGGTTAGCATTCATGTCGCCCCCTTAAGTGTTGTAAGTGCCAGTTACACCTTCGCCACCGTCAACGGTGAAGAGGGTGATAGTTGGCGCACCTGCCAACACATTCGCACGGACGTTAGTACCGTCAGCGATAAACAGACCACCCGTATTGTTAGCAACGACAACGCTCCAAGAAGCATTGCTGATGTTACCAGTCGTATTGGTGTTCAGTTCGATAGTGACGTTTGCAGTCGGTGCAATGTAGTAAGTACCGGCTGGCAGGACTACTGTAGCGTTACCAGCAGCCTGTGCCTGAAAGTAAGCCGACGCAGCGTTAGTGGCTGCACCAGCGACCAGGATTTTATTTAGACCAAGTGCCATGACGAGTTCTCCTTACAATGTGAGAGAGTTGAAGCCCGTCACCTTAGTCATCGACTTCGGCTTGGTACTGACCAATTCAGCAATCGTCAGCACTGCGCCGACGTAACCGATCTGCCAGTTCGGAAGAGTCGATTCAAAGCCCGTGAACACAAACGAACCCTGCTCATGGATGTAGAGCGACAGGTAGTTGCTGTTCAGGAGGTACAGAGTACCTTCAGGGCAATATGGATCAGGATAGATCGGCACACCAGCGACCATCAGCGCACGGAACGCAGCCTGGGGGCCATTCGCGTCACCATCAAAGCCGTTGCCTGGAGTGATCATGTACTGCTCTTGACCCACGAAATCTTGAGCCAACAGCGTCCAAGTACCGAAACCGCAAACGCCGAATGATGGAACTTCTGCGCCGTTCTTCACAGTACCAGAAATGTACTGGAGGACGTTTTGACGGGTTGGGTTGACCGAACCTGCTGCATACGCCTTCGAACGCCACCAAGCATAGGTCGAACGGTCGATGTTGCCATAAACGCCGGAGTCAGAAACTGCGGCTGGCAGACCGATAAACTGCTGGTTGTTGGTCGTGTTGGTGTACAGCGCGGTTGCCATAGCATCCATCATCACGTTAGTCGCGTCGTTCATACGCGCTTCGATCAGAGGAATGATGGCTGCGTCTTGCTGAACTGCACCTTCCATACCGAGGAACGGTACTGGGGCGATCATCAGTTTCAGGTTAAAGTCAGCGTTGTAAGCACCCTGCTGAACGGACGGCTGGTTAAACGAACCAGAGTAGTCCGACCACTGAGCGTTCACAAACTGCGAACCTTGGACAGGAACGGTTACGGAAGAAACACCACCGGAAGCCTGTTGCGAGTTAGCAATCAGAGCCGCCATCAGCGGTGTCGAGTTATAGAGTTGTACAACCAGCTTCGGAATAAACGCACGCCGAGTGACATAAGTCAGTTCAGTAAACTGCGTACTACCCGTTGCCGGAAGAATACCGCCACCAATAGGCATAGTTTATCTCCGAGTCAAAGAATCCCCTGTTTTACAAACCAATGGGCTTTGGATTTTTCCGTAGCTCATTGAGTGCTTTTGCTGCTTCATCCCGCGCACCAGCAACAGGGTTCCTCCAATATTTTGAGAGGTCGAACTTGTTGATGGCAGACGGGTTGTATCCGGTTGGAGTCGGAGCCGCAGATTGCTGCATCCAACGCCAGTATTCGGCTGCTGCTTCGTGGTTGGTGATCCCTTTTTCCAGCATCACTTTCTCCACTTCTTCAATATCTTCATCCCTGTCAATCAAACCCTTCGACTTAAGTTTGTTGCGACGGCTGTTCAATTCATCCATCGCTTCCTTTTCCCGCAGTCTGGCTTCAAGTTGTGCCACACGGTCATTGGCGCTATCTACTGCCGAGCGTGTGTAGTCTTCGATTTCCAGTTCTGGAATAGGAAGGTCAGGCTTAATCTTCTTGGTGAGTCGCAACATATCCTTACGGGTCGTTGGATTCTCAGCAAGTTGCCGTGCAAGCAAAGCCAGTTCATCACGGGCTTCAGGTGTTAGGTCTTCGAGTGACATAGGTATCCCCTTACTTTAATCAAATGACGCGCTTACCGTCACCAGGCTTTTGAACTTGCATCTTGTTCTTGCCGCCGGTGGCAGAAGCGTTTTTCAGACCACCAAACTCCGAGTAACGTGGAGTGTTGATCATCTGACCATTTTGCTGGTTATTGTCGGTTGGGCGACGAGGCGACGATGCACCTCTTGGTTTAAAAAGATCCAAAGTATTCTCCTTTGCCTTAATTAAGGCGTTGCCACAGCTTGTTACGAACAATGTCAGCGACGGTTTTGCCGTCAACACCGTAAATTTTCCCAAGCTGTCTAAAGGAAAACTTGCCGGTTTGATACTCTTTTCGAATCATTAAAACATGATCCGCGCTGAGTTTGTTTCTTCCGTGGCGCTCTCCATAAACATGATTACCACGATTTCTATTTTCTCTATCTTTTGCGTTTTGTTTGTAATCACCCGCATACAAATGATCAGGGTTTACGCACATTGAGTTGTCGCAAGTATGCAAAACATATTTGCCAACTGGTATTTCGCCTTTTGCTCTTTCAAATGCAAAACGATGAGCAAATATCCAATCATTGTTGCCAATAGCAAATTTTCCATAACCAAATTTGTTAGTGGCGGCAGTCCAAACATGGCAATCCATGAACGGTATGCGTTCAACTTTTGCATCAAAGCGTTCTTGGATGGTTGCCATAACTTACATAGGTTGAGGGGTTGCGCCTGGCATCTGCATACCAGGTATTGCTGGCGCTGCTGCCAAAGCCTTACCTTCCGGCGTTGCGCCACCCGCCTGTGGAAGAGTCTGAAGCATCTGCAAGATTTCAGATTGCTTAAGTTCGTTGGTCGATTCGCGCTTGCCGCCGATCACGCCACTGAGCGCCTTCAAAGCAGACAACGCTTTCTGACCTTCTGGTGAATCACCGCCCAATGCTGGTAACGACTGTTCGATCAGGTCGATTGCTAGACCAAGGTTGACTAGCGCACCTTCGCGGTTGCCCATCTTGGGTTCCGGCGTAGACATAGGCGAGGCCATTGGCGGGGTTTGGTCGGTAGCAGAGGCTTCCGAGGCCATGGGAGAAGGCTGTTCTGGTGAACGCTGCGCCTTCATCATCTCCATTAACTTGTCTGGTGGTACGCTCATATTTACCCCAATAGATTTTGGCGATAGCAATAATGTTTTTGATAGCTTTTGTCAAGTGGGGGCGTATATTTAACTTCCCCGCCCCCTGGGAGTAATCCTCAAGGGATTACTTGCGTGCCTTACGGCCTTTGCGCGATTTGCGTGCCATGGTCTTCTCCAATTAGCAGCGGCCAACTTAGAAAGGGAAGTCAGCCATACCCTATCCCTTGCGGGGGATTAACGACGGGTCTTGCGACCGCGCTTCATTTTCTTGTACATGGTCTTCTCCAAGTAAATTATCCCCTTACCGTTCTGCCGTAAGTCCGTGTACTAGGGCTACGGTCAAAATTCTTAATGCCTTGCACCCTATATTGCAGATCAGGGCTTCGTGGTGAGTCTTTCATAGGCTGCGTCGTGCCAGCACGGGGTTGATCAGCTTTGGGAGAGATATTCTGTCCAGCCATCATTCACCTACCGCTTTCAGATCAGGTTTACCCTCTGGTTTTTGCTGCTGTTGAGGCTGTTGGGCTTGTTTAGCCTCATTCTGCTTCAACTTTTCCTTCAGCAACTGCTTCATCGGGGGTTCTAGCAAATCTATCAGAGATTCCTTGTCGATAGCGCCAGCCTTAAACATATTAAACGCTAATTGCCGCAAATCTTCCGTAAAGATTGGGCTATTTGAGTGGGCATCGACTTTCACCACATAGTTGTCGGTGAATTGTTCAGGAATAAACTTATTGCCTTCCGAGTCCGTCAAATGCGTGTTGTCGTAGGCTTGCAGCGCCTTCAGGTAGAGCGTGGATACTTTTTCCAGACTATCTTCAACGATAAGCGCCCGTTTTTTGGCGCGTGAGGAGCCAAGTCTGGCAAGTTGGCTGGCGTGTCCTTGGCTTCTGACCCCAGTTTCGCCTCTTCCTGAGAGTACGCTTGTAATACCTGACGCTTCCGCGAACATCTGATCCACCTCACGGATCACCTCAAACAAGTCGCCTGGCATTTGTGGGGCGAGTTTTTCAACCTTGGCGTTCGGCATATCCGTTGCCAGCAAGCCACCCGCACGATTTAGGGCAAAGTTCTTCTCATCCAGAATGCCGGTAAAGCCGATCAGTGCCGTTGGCGGGGCTACCTGTTTAGATAACAAGTCCAGAATTTCTTCCATCCGCTTGTTACGCAAGGATTGCAAGAACACCAGACGCTGTACTTCGCTCTGACCCCAATAATAATCGTACATGGGGTTAGGGCAAATCTGGACGAATGGCAGTTCACCCTTTAGGAATACCTGCTCACCAGGACGGTCGTAGATAACAACATCCGGTTCAGCAATGGTGACTACCTGATAATCCAGTATGTCATCGTTCCAGACCCACAGTTCGGTCATCTCAATCGTTTCTTCCGACACCTTCGCTTTGTAGCGATTCATGCCGGACAGGTCTAGGTTGACCGTACCCACCATGGTCGGGTTGGATTGAGAGAGGATGATGCGGTCAATACCGTCAGGAATTTCAATTTGCTGCGGCTTGTAGCTGGAAGTAACGCGCTTGACGATCTGATCCCGCTTGGGATGCGAGTACAGACGGGCATACAGTTCCGACTTGGTGATGTAGTACTTCTGCGCCATTGCTTCCTGGCGGTCGGTGTACGGTGTGTCTTCCCGCAAAACGCCCACAGACGCAGGTTCCACCATGTACGGGTGGATGCCGTTGTTGACGATCAGCTTGACGTAGGTAGTTCCGAAAGCCAGCGCCCAGGTCAGGGCGGTTGAGAACACTTGGTCGCAGTTCGAGTTCAGCCACTCATCGTTCAACAGATTGGTGAGGGTAGGAATCTTGCGGTGTTCTTGTGGGCTGACTTCAGCGCCGACGTTGATGGTAAAGCGCGTCGTTTCTGCCGAGTACAGGAACGAGGTCAGTTGATCTAGGTGCGGAAAGATTTTATTGAATAGCGCCGGTGGTTCTTCCGGCGGCGATCCAAACAGGTAGTAAGAACGCAGGGTTGCATAGTCGGCCTTGCGTTCTTCTACCGACACGAAGCACTTGTCTATCAGGTCAAGATAGAACTGCTCTCTGTGCAACGGGTCACTTGGTATCCGCATTTTTACTTATTTGCAGGTTCTCATGGTCGGCTATATAACTCGCTGTGCGCGGTGCTGTCAAGTTGCCAAGGTCTTTTGGGTTCACGCCTACGGATTCTCCGTTGACAGAACGATAACCATTGCCCTTGACTAGACTGTCCACATTCCAGCGACCACCGGCATTTCCCCAAATAGCGGCATCACCTGGGCGCTCTTCTTTTGGCGCAGGCGCATTGTTGCGCGTTAGATAACCCGACTGGCTTTCGCCCTCGCGGGTGGACTTAATATCCGTCATGTTGAAGTCCATTGCCAGTTGGTTAATGGTCTTGTCGTTGTGCTTGGTCTTGTCTGACTTCAGACCTACCGGCTGCAAGTGAACAATCGCCACCTCCTCCTCACACGCCTTCATCGGACACTGCGCCTCAAACGACTCAAAGTACCCGTGCGTTGGGCAGTGATAATCTCGTAATATAGCCATAATCAAATCCCCTTTAGTTTGTCATCAAGTGAATAACCAGAATAATCAAGACGATTCTTGATACCCAAATCCAGTTTAATTTCGCCATTTTTGACGGTCAGACCGTACCCTCTCACCATCCGTAGTTTCGGAACCTTGCGCCACTCTATCCACTTCTTGCCATATCTTTCCATAACGGCAATCTCTCCATTACGCCAAGCGTCATAACCCTTAGACACTCTGCGCTGGATATGTTCTGTCAGCGGATATTTCTCATGATCAAAGACGTTGTACAGGGTTGTTTTGTCTACTCCACACAGTTCGGCAAACAACTCCAGCGGGATGCCCCGATTCTTGTCAGCCATAAACGCCTTGACCATACGGATCAATTCTTTTTTATGAATGACATCAAGCAAAGTTGAACTCCACAAAAACACCGCGCTTGGGATGTTGGGCAATGAAGTTATTGCCACACTGCTGGATCACATAGCCAAACCCCTTGATTGCTTCCAGCAAAGCGCTTAAACGATCTAAAAACCACGTCTTCCACGTCCAGCATTCAAAGATAATGGGTGGATAATTATTCTTCTTCAAGGTTTCCAACCCGCCAGCAATCACAGCTTGTTCCATACCTTCCACATCAATCTTGATCAGACCAATGCTAGGAAAGTTGCAGCTATCAAGTGGGCGTAAGTAGATCGTTACTTCCTCGCCCTCGGTCGTTACTTCATACTGATTTCGACGCACCTCATCATCCAGCGAAAACGCGCCCACATTCATCTCGCGGCTGTAATCAGGCACAGCCACTGTCAACTGCTGTTTCTCTGCCCCAAAGCCGTATTCGCTTGTAATGATGTTGGTCAGCTTGTTTAGCCGGATGTTTTCTTCTAACAGCGCAAATATTTTAGGCTGCACTTCATAACAATAAAAGTCACGATGCCGAAACTCGGCAGCCAGGGGAATCACAAACGTGCCGATGTTTGCCCCAATATCCAACACGCAGCCCACGTTGTGTGTGATTAGACTGTGAGCAATCTGAACAACTTCCGGTTCATACTCACCATTTGCCATCAAGTGTTTGGCAATCAAGTCGTTCTCACTCGCTACTTGGTAACGCAATCCGTTCTTTCCTTCTATCATTGTTGGCCTCCGTAGATGCCAATGCGTTTCAAGTAATCACTGACATTCCTGCCCACAGACACCTGTTCCGGTGTCATCTCATCTGTCTTGCGCGAATTCTCGCGGGTCAGCTTCTGTGCAATCAGGCGCGGCTGCACCTGTTCTGCATACGCAGCGGTTGCCAAGGCAGCAGCCATCACTCGGTCATCCTTGTTGCGACCTGTGGCCTCAATACTTGAACCATCCCGCACAATGGTCTTCATCTCTTCAATCAAGTCGGTTGAATAGATTGCCATCATGTTTCGCTCGAAATAGTCTTTCATGTACGACAGCATTCGCTCTTTGGTCTGCGACGTAGTAATCCAGCCAATAGAGTTAGACATACCGCCTAGCGTGTCGTTACGCCGCCAGATGTAGTTACTCATGCTACCAAGTACGTTCATCAGGTCATACCCTGCTTGACCAGCAAGCGCAGAGGCTTGGCGTTTTAAGTTACGCAGTTCGTTAATCACGGCCTGACCAGGGCCATTGACTTCCAAGTTAAGGGTTGAGTTCTTGTATGCGCCAGCAAGATGGGCGATCACCCACGCGAACTGGTAGGTGTTCATTTCGGGAGTAGCAAACTCCGCAACCTGCTCCATACCGTCAGCGTAGCAACGGAACACTTGTATGCAGAAACGATCAGCCCAATCAGAACTGCCATAAGCAGGGTCTGCACCAATAACGTAATAAGCCGTATCAACGGGTTCCTCCCACACTTTCAAGGTTGCCAGGCGCTCGGTACTCTTCAATACTTCTGTGTCCAAGAAGTTCGCACCCATGCTGTAGCGGTAATACTCGCAGCCAATCTTCTTGGCGATCTTCATCATGTCCGTACAACGGGCGTTAGAGAAGAAACTTGTACCCGTCATGATGAACGCATAGTCTTCAGTGGGCGGGAACTCCTGGTACATCAACGCATCATCCTTGATGCCCTCATGTAACTTCCAACGCCACCATGCCATCTGTCTGCTGTTTATCTCTACGTCGTAGAGTTTCTTAATATCGCGTGTCCATTCTTTTTCTTCTGGCGTTAGCTTGCCATCCCAATAGACCTTATAGATTTGGGAGTTAGCATCTAAAGAGTAAAACTGGTTACGCCACCAGCCACAGAAGATGGCACGTTGTGTACGCGCCTTCTTAGCGGTGACGTACATATCGTGGAACATATTGAAACCACGGGCAGTGGACTCGAAGATGTACAGACGGTTAGGGTTAGTTTCAGCGAGTGAGGCCAGCAGTGAGGCTAGACCTTCTTCATCGCCCCAGGACGAAGTTTCAGTTCCATGGAGAAAGGTAATGGCTTTACCGCGACCAAGACTGCCCTTTGCTCGTAACCCTGCGACTTGATAAAAGAGGCGGCTTCTGTTCTTGAGTTGAAGCTGATTCCGGTTGTGGGCAATAAGCGGAATTCGCCACTCTTTTGGAAGACCTTCCATGTACATGGAGAGGGTTGACCGAAACATATCTCGGTTTTCTTCAGTATCTGTTGTAAGTGTGCCTTGAAGTCCATTGTGTATAAAGTGCCAATAAAGGTCTAGTGCCAAAGAAATCGTGGTGATACCTAACTGCCGTCCTTTCAGAATGACAAAGAAATGAATGTCTTCTGCCAGACCCTGTGCGATCTCATCCATCACATACGTCTGTGTGCCTAGCAGCACATCCATCTTCTTCAAGCCCTGTTCCTTCGTTTCAATCTTAAGCTGGGAACAGAACTTGTAAAACTGCGCGAGATTAAACTTCATTTCTTTTGTCTTCTGTCTTTATCAAACGACTCTAAATTCCAGCAAGCTATACGCAGCCTAGCTTCTGGATTTCTCGCCACACGCAACAACTCCCGCGCAACCTCCGGTTTGTACACCTCTTTCCAGGTGGCTACCAAGGATTGCCTCTCTTTAGGTGTTACCGCCCGTATCGCCTTTTCCATCTCCGTCTTTAATACCATGCGCGACAGCAGCAACTCCCGCTGATACTTCTCTTCAGGCGTAGGCGTTGCCATCCACCACCTTCTTCATCCTGGATAACTCCGACAAACACTCAGCCAACAGGTTGGCAGACCTGGACTGCTGCCGCCGTAACTCCATAATCAACTCAGCTTGATTCATACGGCGTACCGCCTCCCAGTAATCATCCTGCGCCATGTCCACATAGTCTTCCCGTAACTCAATCACATTCATAACGTCCTCCATACCCGTATCCCATCCCCCTCTTTCCGCGCTACAAACTTCCAACCCAACCGCTTACCCGCCCGCCAGTTGGCATTCAACACCACTTGCATACTCACATTAGCGATCAAGAAACTATCTCCTACCGCCATATCCTCATGCGGATACTTCCGATCCACCCGCGCCATCGGCAGAGCAACACCCTTCTCTACCCTAATCCCCATAATCACTCCTGTCTGCATATCCTCACCTCCCACCATAATCATACTAATACGAAAAAAAGCCCCCGACAAGGGGGCTAAGGCTCTTCTCACCACGAGGAGAAGCCAGCGAAGAAACCACAGCATAACAAAAACATGAAAAAACTTTTGGGGGGAATGAGTTGGGGGGCGCGCCATCCCACCCCCACCTCGACCATCGAAGTAGCCAAACAAGCAACTGTCAGACTGATAAC